AAGATGATCCGAATGATTATCATGATATAGTTGTTGAAATTGACCGAAATTCATTTACTCAGCAAGATTTTGCATACATACATCAACTTGCCGAAATCATACAAAGTTCTGGCGAGATTGGTACATTCCGTTTAGGCAATTTAACGGTTACGATACATCAGTTAGAGTCATACGAAAAAAATCTCATTAATTTGTAAGTAAAACATATTTATAATAAAGTTAAATAAACAAGTTATTTTGATTAACTAGTTATGTCATTACGAAAGAAAAAACAATGACAAACAAAAAAAACTTTATTAAAAGTATGTTATCAGATGAATCAGGAAATGTTTCATCAAAACGATTTGTAGGAATCGTAGCAGGAATTTCATTGTGTGTAACAATGTATGTTAATAGTTATTCTCATGGAGATATTAAACCATCGGATACATTAGTCGACGCAGTAGCAATGTTATCATTTGGATGTTTAGGCTTAGCATCTGTTGACAAAATTTTTGGTAAAAAATCAAATAACAAAACAACGGAGGAATAATGAGTTTAAAGAGTTTACAAGAACGAGTAGGCGTAACAGCAGATGGTGCATTTGGACCAGGAACATTGAAAGCTGCTATGGCATTTTTTAAAATGACACCAGCAAGAGCAGCCCATTTCTTTGCACAAACATCACATGAAACTGGTGGGTTCAAATTATTTGTAGAAAACCTTAACTATTCAGCACAAGGACTTCAAGGTACATTTGGAAAATACTTCCCAGGTACATTGGAAGAATCTTATGCAAGAAACCCAGAAAAGATTGCTAGCCGAGTTTATGCAGATCGAATGGGAAATGGCAACGAAGCTTCAAAAGATGGATGGAAATTCAGAGGCAGAGGAGCACTTCAATTGACAGGTAAATCTAATTATGAAGCATTTGCTAAGTATTTAGGAAAACCAGAAATCATGACCAATCCAGACCTAGTAGCAACAACATATGCATTTGAATCAGCCATGTTCTTCTTTGAGAAAAACAATCTTTGGAGCATATGTGATAAAGGAGTTACGAACGATACAATACTAGCATTAACAAAGCGTATTAACGGCGGGACTAACGGATTAGCGGACAGACAAGAAAAGACAATTAAGTATTACGGATATTTAAAATAATTTCACTATGAAAACAATTCCATTAGCAATAGCATTATCATTAACAACAACTATGTCATTTATTTGCACATATTTTTTCAATCTAACTATAGATAATTCAAGTCAATATCTAGGATTAATTTCTGTGGTATTGCTGGATGGAATATTTGGTATCATAGCAGGTACTAAACGAGAAGGATTTAAAACATTTAAAGCTTTAAAAATTCTTAGAACACTCGTAACATGGGTTATGTTTTTAACCGTGTTGCTATTAGTAGAAAAAGGATTTAAAGGTACTGCTTGGTTAAGTGAAACAATTTTAATTCCTTTTATTGTATTTCAATTAATTAGTGCACTTAAAAATGCATCGATGTCAGGTTTTATCAAAACAGAAATATTGAATAAAATATTAGACCAAATAGATGCCCATAAAGGAACTAGATAAACTGAATGGACAACTTAGGAAAATTTATACCACTATTCTTAAGTGGTGGATGGGTAGTATTAATAATCGGGGCGGCAGGAATGTTGGCCCGACTTGCTACAAGTAAAAACCCTGAAGAAAAAACAACATCACAAATCATAAATAATATGTTTGCAGCAATGATTGCATCATTAATTGCGTGGTTTATATTAGAACAATTTGCAATCGCAGCAATGTGGAAAGCATTAGTATACGGATTGGTAGGATTAAATTCGCCGGAAATCTTATCAGGAATAATTAAAATATCAACTAAATTTTCTGAGAATCCAGCAGAGTTTCTTTCAAATGCTAAATCCGGCAAGATTACATCATCAACAAAAAAAGCACCCGTTAAAAGGTCTACGACAAGAAAAACTAAATGAAACAAACAACATTAATGGTTATATTGACAGGAATTATCATTGTCGTAGCCAGTTTCGGAAAATATGTTGAATCTAATATATCAACATCAGCCACTACAATTTTAGAAGATAGATTGAAGCCAGCTCCTATGCTATCTCATATTTTTGATTACTTTGGCACAACAGTTCAAGATGCCCTAACTACATCTAACACTGATATCAGAAATATTCAACAACAACGAGAATATATTCTAGAACAACGCATAGAACGTGATACTTTGTGGAATCGATACACTAGCACATATCTAGTTGAATCAGAAGCTAAAATGGTTGATAAAGTTAATGCGGAAATGGCTGACTTAGATAAAACTATCGATTTCATTTTAACATCTGCAGATACAAACAAAGTTAAATCTATAATAACATCTGATGCATTTAATGCTGAGATGAATGCCACAATGAATGATATCAATTGGTTGTTAGATTTACAAACAGAGGTTGGTCAGGCAGAAACCATGAAAATGATTGACTTACTGAATAACTTTTCCAATTTTATGATTGGGGCAATTTCTTTAGCATTTATCATGTTAGGATCTATTTTATATCCAAAAATATTCAAAGATAAAACTCCAGCTAAACCAGTTAGAAAAACTAGAGCTACAACAAAAAAACCAGTAGCCCGTAAACCAGCTGCAAAGAAGCCAGCAACTAGGACAACAAGAAAATGATCAAGATACTATTAGCAACATTAGCAATTATACTAACTACAAACAGTATTGCTCAGGACACTATTCAGAATCACAATTACATATGCATTGGTACTGGTGCATTCTTTAATTCTCCAATGAAAGATTGGAAACAATTATTAGGAGCTTCGATTGAGTATGGTCGATACTTTAAATCAGGAATGTCAGTAGGCGTAAATTTTGGATATTGGTCTTTGCTTAAAGGATCTGAATATAACGGAGTAAAAATTACATATCCATTGCTATCAAATGATTATTATGCATTTTCAATGAGTGGTGGGGTAAATTATTTTTACACATATAAAGAATTGCTGTTTGAATATGATTTCAATACCAGCATCTTTCTTAAAAATGATTATTCGCTTAGTTTGAGTTATTGCTTTCAGAGTGGTTTAGGTTACGATCGAGCACAGAGTTTCAATATTGGCGTTAATAAAGATTTCTAATCTTTGAAATTGTATGTTAATTCATTATATTATAGTATGAATTATCGTTACATTATCATGGCATATCTTATGTTCATGTTTGGTCAAGGAATTGTGTGGATACAGACAAATGGACCTATCTTATGGCCGTGGGCTAAACAACACAAGTTTTGGCTGATGCTTCTCGGAGTTCCCATCACATGGTTGTTTATGGAAGCAACAAGTCTTGTAGTGCAAGGATTTAATGGAATGTTTTGGCCCGGCAGATTTATGTCATTCACGGCAGGAATATTTATTTTTACAATTATGACCTATGTGTTTAAACATGAAGCCATCAATTTAAAAACAGCAGTATCCTTGTCATTAGCATTTGCCTTAATATTAGTTCAGCTCTTTTGGAAATCGTGATATTTATTATAGATGATAACCGAATACGAAACACAGAGCACACTTAATCCAAAACTTTGGAAAGGCGATCAACTTCGTCCAAAGTTGCGTGTTGGATTTATGAAAATTGCCAAAGAATTTTATAATTTCCTAGAAATAAATGCAGATATACATGATGTCATTTTGATTGGAAGCAATGCAAATTACAATTGGACTGAGTACAGTGATATTGATTTGCATGTTGTAATTAATTACATGGAAGTGGGTGATAACATGCACTTGGTTGGTAATTATATGCATGCTAAAAAAAGTATATGGAATGTGAATTATCCATTAATATACAAAGGCATGAACATTGAACTTTATGCCCAAGATTCAAATCAGGAATTACATTCAACAGTAGGCGTTTATTCGGTGATGAAAGGCAAATGGATTTCACAACCATCAGCTGATCAGGTATCAATTGATGATTCTGCAATTCAACAAAAGGCAGATCCATACCAATATGAGATTGATGCTTTAAAAGAAGAAGATCCACAAGTAGAACAAAAAATTCAAAACATAAAACAAAGATTACGCCATCTCCGTAGTACAGGCTTGCAAGCTGAGGGAGAATACTCGATTGAAAATATGGCTTATAAACATCTACGTAATCAAGGTTATTTAGAACGTTTAAATCGTATTGAGCAAAAAGTATCTAGAGGTCGTCTTGCAATAGAACAAGTCGTAAAAGAAGTAGATATGCCAGATTTAGCTAAAAAAACAAAAGATCAAGTTAAACGGTTTGTAGGTGCAGTTAAAACCGAAACCGATGAAACAAAACACGCAATGGCCATGCTACTGCAACATCTTAACGGAGAAAAACTAACTTCAGAAGAATGGAAATGGGTTCGCAATCAAATGGGTGATGTAGTGAAAATGTTAGGATTAACAGGTATGGCAATTGCGCCAGGCGGTAGTTTATTGGCAATTTTAGCCAAAGCAATCAAAGCCGACAAATACATATTACCATCGGCATTCAAAAAACAAGACGAAGTTACTGAATCCTTGATAATGCAACATAATCATGTTGTAGTAAAGCCTTCTAAAATAGAAGGAGCCAATAAAGGTTTGTTTTCTAATCAGGGTTTTAGAAAAGATCAACTTATAGGTTTAGCTCATAAAAATGGTCAACCTGTTGGACACATTGGAAAGATGCATAATCATTCTGATGAACCTAACATGTATAGTATTAAAAAAGGTAATCAAAGATATGTATATGCAAAACGTGATATACAACCTGGAGAAGAGTTAACTACAAATTATAGACTTCAACCTGAGTTAGAACAACCTGAAGACTTTATGAGAAAAGGAGGATATCCTAATGCAAAGTAAAGGATTAGGCGACGACATTAAAAAAATTACCGCAGCAACAGGATTAGATCAAATTGCAAAAAAGATTGCTCAACTCCTTGATGAAGATTGTGGTTGTGATGACCGAGCTGATTGGCTAAATGAAAAAACTAAGAATTGGCCTATATACAAAAAAAGGAATAACAATGAAAAAACAAATCAATGAATGTAGTTGTGGTTGTGGAGGCGATCGAGACAACGGGCATTACATGTTTATGAGCAATTTGAAAACAATGCGCAAACATATTGATACCATGTTACAAATGGATCCACAGCAAGTTGAACAATTATTAAACAATGGACATGATTGGGCCGCAGACCACATTGCAACATCTAAAGATGATATCGAAGAGGTAGCAGGATTCCTCAGCAATGAAATGCATCATGATTCTGAAATGGATTCATATAATATGCAACAACCACAATTTGTACCAGTAGGATTTAAAAATCATCTCAAACAATTGATGCCAGAGCGTATTGAAAAAACAGAATCTGGATACTTTGCTACTACTGAAACTGGTAGAAGATTATCCAAACAACCTAAATCAAAAAAAGCTGCTTTGGCTCAATTAGCTGCAGTTGAAATTTCAAAACATAAAAAATAATGATGGAAAAATTAAAACATTTATTGATTGAAGCAAAAACGGGTTGTCCAATAGCAACACAAGATATTCATGTTAATTTGAAAAATCGCCAACACGGAATAGATGACTATCATTATGGACCAGCAAATCCAGATAAGCCAGGCAAATATTGGAAAGATGCTGCAAAGCGTTGGAAAACTGATGAAGCTACTGCTAAAACAATGAAATGTGCTAATTGTGCTGCATTTGATATATCAGACAAAATGTATGATTGTATGACTAACGGAATTGAAGGCAAAGAAAAAAACATCGATGCATTAGCTACAATTGAACAAGGTGATTTAGGTTATTGTAATTTTCTTCATTTCAAATGTGCTGGTGCAAGAAGTTGTGCTGCATGGGTAACAGGCGGACCAATATTTAAAAAATAAACTATGAATATAGAAAATACAACATTTAATCCAGATCCATATTGGAACGTAAAATTAGAAGATGTTGATATTTTATCTGATAAACGTTGTACTGATTTATTCGATCAAAATGGATATCATTTAACTACAATCGAACAACGATATGCAGATATCAACGGATATCCGAAAAAAGTTCGCCGACATGAAACTGTGATACGGCAGCCATGGATCGTGTGGGATAAGTTTGAAGGCGCACATATTAACCATTCAGATTTGTTTGAACGAAAAGCATATAATGATTCTGCGTTAGAACAATTAACACAGTATGCATCACATAATCCAATGTTATATAAAATTATCAAAATGAAACCCAAATGGGGTATTGATATTTCTATAGATTACGTATCTGAAAATTCAGTATTTGAAGTATTTCATTATGAATGGGATTCATTTGAATATGAATTAATACATGAAAAGAAATTTGAAATTGAAAATTTTGTAATAAATAATGATTGGGATGACATTGCAAAACGATTGTGGCAATTAAAGGATAAATGGTTTTATTTAGATTTCTTTGAACAAACAGCTTGGCGAACTAATTACTTTGGGTTGTCCCCTGAAAAGTTTAAAAATGTAATTTGGCATGAATGATATTTATTAATATGAAACTATACAATTTATTATTTGAATCCAAACAAACTAACGATAAGTTTGAGGAATTTGCAGAAACACGCGGAAAAGGTGCTGCTAAGATAGCTTCAACTGCTGAAGAAAAAGGCGGGTTGGCATTATTAACATGGCATCACTTTAAAGTGAAAGCTTCATACTATAAACAAGCTACAGCTGGTAAATTCGATATCGATTCTGCTAAAAAGGAATTTGAAAAAACATTGAAAAGTATTTCATTGACTATGACTCCGATTGAATTTCAACGAGAAGTAGGTCGTCTAGAAGTATTAGGTGAATTGATCATACGCGATCAAAAAAGCAAATAATTTGGATTATTCTTAATATTTTCATATTATAAGTTATGGATGAAAACTATGTTAACAAACTATTAATAGATTCTATTAATGCTATGTCTGGCAGTTCGTGGATCTGGCCATATGAATGGAGTGAGCCTCGCAAACTAAAGTTTCTAGAAAGCTGTTTAGATTATGCAGAGCGCCATGAATTTTTTGAACAATGTGCAATAATTAGAGATGTCAAAAAAACAATCAACTAGTAAGCGTGGACAATGGCAGGTAATATTGCTTAACGATAACAATACCACAGTACAGCACGTTATAGCATGCTTAATGGAAATTTGTGGACAAAGCTATATACAAGCAGTGCAATGTTCTACAATTACACATCAGGTAGGTCAATGTAGTATATTTGTTGATTTCTGGGATGACTGTAACGAAGTTCAAACAGAGTTAGCAGAACAAGGATTATTAGTAACAATAATAAAATATAAAAAAAATGTTTAAATGGTTATATAATTGGCGAATCGGAATGCTACATGCAGCATATCATCGCAACATAAAAAAAGCTGACTTTGCTCGCAAACAGCAAGACATTATCAAATTTAAAAAATACATATACCGAGCAGAAGATGCTTGGCGCAAACTAGTTATATTACGAGAAAAAACAAAATAAGTTATGGGAAAGAAATCAGCACACTCAGGAATGTCCCCAAAAGACCGTTCTATCAATTTAATGGACAAGTTCATTACTAGAAATGCAAATCGAGCAAAAGGTCAACCGATATTACCAGAACGCAGAAAAGATGCATCAGTGCCAGTAAATTTATGGCCACTGCAAGATCAAATTGAGTATTGGGAAAACAGAACCGATTTAGATCGATTCGATGAAGACTATGCATCATATTCAACATGGTATGCGGAAATTAAACGAACATCAAACTTGTATCCACAAACCTTTGTAGATTTTACATTGAAATTGAAACCCGAGTTAACAACTATGTTTGAGAAAAAAATGTCGCCTAAATCTGCATTGTTAGAACTGAGAAAGCTAGGAGTATATTAATGGAAGACCAACCTAAATATAAGTATGTTTATGGTCGGGGTCGAACATCATTTAATTTGTCAGAATCAGATATACGGTATGCAATGTCCAATACCAAGTCAAATTCAGAAGCTGCTAGGTTTTGTCGTGTATCATTTACAACTTGGAAAAAGTATGCTAACATGTATCGAGACCGGGAAACAGAAAAGACCTTGTATGATATGCATACCAATCAGGCTGGTGTTGGCATCACAAAAGATTCAGCCGGAGCTAATTCAGGGCCATATTCTATAGACAGAATTCTACAAGGCGAGTTTCCAAACTATCCAACATGGAAGCTTCGTAACCGATTGTTAGCATTAGCAATATTGCCAGAAGAATGTGCATCATGTGGATACTCAGAACGACGAGTAACAGATGACACTGTGCCATTGCTATTGGACCATGTTGACGGAGATGAAGTAAATCACCGTATAGAAAATCTGCAGATGCTATGTTTGAATTGTTATTATCAACAAACTGGTAATCCGTTCAACAAACAAAAAGAGACTTGGTGGAACTATAATTTAATGGACTGATATTTATTAATATGATATCACTTAAAACATTGATAATAGAAGGACGATATGATAGCATCGTAACTGATCTATCAAGAAAAATGCTTCGAGTTGTTAAAGATAGTTATTCAGCCACGCAAGATCCTAATGGTATGTTTGCGGGTCAGAAAATATACTTTAAATCCGATGAAACGGTGCCTAATATCGATGATGATGCTCAATTTGAAAAAATATACTTTGAGGAAGTAGAAAATCCTACTATTCCACTTGATTTTTACGTGTCTCTTAAAGTACAATGGGTTCAAGGATTAAAGGATTACCGTTATGGGGGCGATGCATATAACAGCACTAAAAGGGTCTCAGATGAGCCTCCATTAATAGAAATACGATTTGAAATGGATCCGGCGGATTGGCCTCAAGTTTTAAGCAAAACTGCAATGCATCTTGGAGACTTGTTGAGACATGAAATTGAACATACCACACAAAGTGGTTGGAACACAAAGTCATCTAAATTCATGCCATCAGACATGAATCGCCGAAGCAAAATCAATTCGGGTGAATTGTCAGCCGTGAATTATTTCTTGCTTAAAAAGGAAATACCAGCAATGATCCATGGATTACATACAAAAGCAAAAAAATCAAAACAGCCATTCAAACAAGTAGTTGAAAAATATTTAACTGGGTGGGTAAATCAAAAAGCAATCACCGCAGATGAAATGCAAACCATATTGGCGGCATGGAGGAAATGGTTGCCTAAACTAGCAATAAGACAGGAACTATAATGGCAAAAATTAAAGGCGCAGATGGTAAAGCATGTTGGGACGGATATCGTTATGGTGGAACAGAAAACGGCAAAGACAAATGTATTAAGGTTGAAACTATGAAAGAAACTACAATTTGTAATGGGTGTGCATTGGAACTAATGCGTGATATCAAAGAAGGCAAAGTTTCAACATTGCACGAAGCAGAATACCAGGGCCGCAAAGTGCAATTGGGCAAACCAACCCGAGGCGATGTTAAAAAATTCAAAGTGTATGTACGCAATGCAGAAGGCAATGTAGTTAAAGTTAACTTTGGCCACGGAGGCACCTCAGCAAAACGAGCTGGACAAAAAACAATGAGTATCAAAAAGAATAACCCAGCGCGTCGTAAAAGCTTCAGAGCTCGACATAACTGTGATAATCCTGGACCTCGTACAAAGGCTCGTTACTGGTCTTGTAGAAACTGGTAATTTTCAAAAGATCATTTGTTGATAATTATTAATAAAGGATCTTATGAAATTGTTACTACTATTTTTATTGACGTGCGTTTCAATTACCGCACAAACGGTTATTCGCTACGATAACATGGAAACATGGAATTGGACAGGCGGTTGGTGGACTCCTGCAGCCACAGCAACTTGGGCTACAAATACATCTGTTTCTCCTACCGAGAGTGCAGTAATTTATGGTCTAGGAACTGGTACTTCTACAATTGAGCAAGATTGGTATTCAATGCCCAATGTGACTGGATTAAATCCAACTCGCATATATCAATTAAAATTTAAACTTGCATCTCGAACATTTACTAATTCAACAGCAACAACAAGGGGTGTAGATGTGGCAGATTATATTGACTTGCAAGTATCTAGAAATGGAGGCGTTACTTATTTAACTGAACTCAGAATAAGAGGCAACAATAATTCTATTTGGCCATATACCTCAACCGGCGTAATTAACCATACAGCTAATGGAACATTTACTAACTCAGCCGCCCCAACCGGGGACGTTTACACAGCACCAATCGGAAGCACAACTACTGCCCCATCAACTATTACATTGACTATGCCTACCGGTATCACCCAGTTAGCAGTTGACATTTATTGTCGGATTAATTCAGCTGGTGAAGAATGGTGGATTGATAATATTCAATTGCTTGAAATTAATCCATTACCTATTGAATTAATTGTGTTTGCTGGCATAGCTGATAATACCCACAATTTATTAACATGGCAGACTGCTACCGAATTAAATAATGATTACTATATCATTGAAAGATCAATCGATGGCACTTTATGGCAAGCAATAGATAAACAACCAGGTGCTGGAACAACTAGTATGGCCTCAACATATTCATATCGAGATAAAACATATATTAGGACTGCAACTAATTATTACAGATTAACTCAGGTTGATTTCAATGGCAATCAATATACATATGATCCTATATCAGTTGACAATAAACATAACACTCTAACTATATTACGTATTACAAACCTGGTAGGACAACAAGTTAATCCGGATGCCGTTGGCTACTTGTTAATACATTATGATAATGGATTAGTGCAAAAAATTTATAGATAAATCTTGGATTTTATATTTTTATTTCATATTATATAAGTATAAAATCCTAGATTCAATGAAAAAATTATATGGCTATGTAGATGTCTATACTAACTTAGTATATGATATTGCTACCAAAGAAAACATCACGCATTTGTTTCGTCAAAGCATTATTGATGTTGCAAGGGACAACGATCAGTTGCTAATGTATGACATGGATAGTGGTAGAGCTAGACGATGCAGTCGAAGTGAGGTTGAACCAAACGAATCATACACGGTTGCCGAAACGCCAATTGAAGCCACTCCATTAGATCCAGTAATGCAACTAATTAAAAATGCTGCAAAAATTAAGCCAGCTGATTTAGAAATGACTGACATTAAATGGAAATATCTTGTTCGGTCAGCCCTCCGCGGTAAAAACATCATGATGGTAGGTCCAGCTGGTTGTGGTAAAACAGAAGCCGCAAAAGCATTACCTAAGGCAACGGATCGTCCATTCTTTTATTTTAACTTGGGAGCTACTCAAGATCCGCGTGCAACATTGATTGGAAACACGCATTTTAAAGATGGCGAAACATGTTTTGATGAATCTGCATTTGTTAAGGCAATTAAAACTGAGAACTCGGTAATTTTGCTAGATGAATTGTCTAGAGCGCATCCAGAAGCATGGAATATTTTAATGACGGTGTTAGATGAAGGTCAACGCTATCTAAGATTAGATGAACACATTGATGCCCCAACAATTCACGTAGCTTCCGGAGTATCATTTATTGCCACAGCAAATATTGGAACTGAATACACATCAACCCGAGTATTGGATAGAGCATTGATGGATCGATTTGAAATTATCGAAGTTGATATTCTATCATTAGAGCGAGAAGAAGCATTGTTAACATACAAGTATGGCAACAAGTTATCAGCAAACCTAATACATTCAGTGGCTGATATTGCAGATGCAACACGCAAAGAATGGCGATCCGAAGAAGGCAAATTAACCACCATGATATCAACTCGTATGACAGTGCGAGTATGTGAATTATTGTGTGATGGTTTTTCTTTGGAAGAAGCGGCTGAAGTTTCAATCATACCATTCTTTGACGCATCAGGAGGTACTGATTCAGAAAGAACATATGTTAAACAAGTTGTGCAGAAACATATGGAGCAAGCAGCAACTGATATATTTAATGTAGGCGGTGAGCTAGATCACCCAACCGAAGACTTTCATCCATTTTAATTTTAAAGTATGGCAACTAAGACACAATCTTCAAATTTTTGGTTAAATCGTGAATTCGATGTTGATTTCGGTAAATCAAACAAGGATTACACTAAATTAGCGGCCGCGCAACGAGCAATTGGGAATTTTGTTAACATTGTAACCGGCAAGCAAATACCAGTAGTATTTCAAAACAATGATTCTAGTTACACGGATGGCGAATCTGTTGTAATTGGTACAACCTTAGATGGCAAGAATTTTGATTCTGCAGTTGGATTAGCATTACACGAAGGTTCTCATATTGCATACACTGATTTTGATATATTTAAAGGAGGTAGTACATTAGCAACTAGCAATTTTTCAACTCATATAAGATACAGAGGACTAGATCCGGATTGCAATATGTCAAATGCCGACCTCAAACATATCAAAGATTTGTTGAATTGGATTGAAGATCGAAGAATTGATCTCAAAGTATATACAAATGCTCCAGGATACCGTTCATATTATGAATCCATGTATGCCGTGTATTTCAATGATAAAATTATTGATAAAGCTCTGCAGAAAAATGCAAAGATTATAGAAGATTGGGATTGTTACATGTTTCATATTATCAATTTTACTAATCCACATAGAAATCTTAATGCATTGAAACGATTGCGAGATATTTGGAACCTAATTGATCTAAAAAATATTGGGCGATTGGAGTCTACAATGGATGCGTTGGATCTTGCATGTGATACATATAGAATCATCAAGGAGGCTGTATCTAAAGTTGAATTGAAAAAACTTGAAAAACTATATGAAGATAACGGCTTAATAAGCAATGAGAAGAGCCCGGGCAATTCAGGTCCAGAATCTGACAAATCATCTAATACAACTCCATCAGAAGAATGGGAAGATGAACCAGAGTCTGACAAAACTGATATGGATGGCAATGCACCAGACTCTAATAAAGAAGACTATGATGAAACAGATGACACTGATGATCAGTTTAGTGGAGCTGAGTATGATGAAGATGATGACAGTGATGAATCTGCTGAGGAAGACACTGACTCAAAAGATGAGGTTAAAGAAGAAATTATTGTAACTGAGTTGTCAACCCAGGACCAAGCTCGATTAGAAAAGGCAATTAAGTCTCAATCAGATTTTCTAAATGGTCAATCTAAAAAGACCGGTCGACTAAGCAAATCGCAATCTAGATTGGTTAATGCAATTAAAGAATCTGGAACAGAAACCCGCGAAGTGTATACTAGTATGGACGGCAAAGCAGATCCGGTTACCACTGTTGTAATTAAAAAAATCAATGCTGGAATTATATGCACAATGCCTCATTTATTTGACAGTTGGGCTGCTGATTATATTAATAATGTTAGAACAATATCAACTCAATCTAATTCAAGTGTTCACAAAATGGATATGGCGGTTCAAAAAGGAATCTTGTTAGGCAAACAATTAGGAAACAAACTTCAATTAAGAAATGCAGATAAGAGTCTTAAATCGACACGACTACAAACTGGTAAGATTGATAGAAGATTGGTTGCTCAATTAGGATACAACAATGTCAATGTGTTCCATCGCATAGTAACGGATCATTTTAAAAACTATTTTATACACATTTCAATTGATGCATCTGGATCAATGAGTGGCGGAGACAAATTGCATAATGCAATTACAAGTGCCGTTGCAATTGCCCAAGCGGCTAGTATGACCAATGGAATTAGAGTGCAAATTTCATTGCGAGGAACAAGTCACGATATGTCTGGCACTGAACAATGTGTTACAATGTATGCGTATGACTCAGCTCATGATAAATTGAATAAAATCAAAACTTATTTTAAATATCTTAAGACATTTGGTTTGACACCAGAAGGAATTGCGTTTAAAAGTATTATCAAAGATATTAAAACGGATGCTAAAGGAGATGAATTAATCTTTATTAATTATTCAGATGGCGAACCAACATCAATCAAAGGATGTTATAGGAATTATGATGGAGTTGAATTTACCCGCGCGGTAATCAATGAAATGAAATCTTATAATATTAGCATTCTGAGTTATTTCATATACGATAGATTTTATAGCACGGCTGTAAATCTATTCAAAAGAATGTATGGCGCAGATGCTCAATTTATTCAGACAGACAATATGATGGAAGTGGCAAAAACAATTAACAATAAATTTTTAGAAATAGCTAATTAAATGACAACACACAGATTTCAAAACAATGGGCGAGTTATAATGATGCCTGTATTCGTATCAC